ATGTGCTAGGACGAGTGATCTGACTTACCTTGACGGATGCGTTTCCGTTTCGGATATCATCAGCAATTGTTGAGATTCCTGATGTGTTAGTCTTGATGTCTGTGAGACGAGAGTAAATGTCTCCAGTGGTTCCTAACTTGGCAAGAATTGCAGAATCATCTATCGAGACTTCGTTACCAACACTTACGTTGAGTGCTGCTGTTGAGGTGACTTCAACTGCTCCATTATTTTCACCACGAACTGTTACTGGAATACCATTCGATCCAGTGTAACCCTGAATCTTGAGAGGTGGTTCAGTTGAGTTTGTTACACCGATTGTCGCAGCGACGTTGAGTGTGAAGGTGACACCAGAGTTGACTAGGTTGACGTTGAGAGCGTCTCCAGAGTGTCCTAGAGTTGTTCCGTCTCCTGCGAAGAGTCGAGTCCATACCTTAGTTCCGCCGTCATAACCACGAACTGCCACAGTGTCAGTTCCTGACGAGAGAAACCTACCGCCAGTGATTCCTACTGTACCAGATACGGTAACGCTATCGACAGAAGAACTTAATTTTCTTCCACCTGTAACCATGACTGGATATATTCCAGCACTGATTCCAGAACCAGTTGAACCACCGAAACCAATGTACCAGTCTTCTGTGATGCCTTTGATTGGAACTGCTAGGTTATTTACGTTGACATTACCAGAAATTCCTACTGGATGACCACCAGATGTACCTTGAATGTAACCAGTTACTCCAACCAAACCACCGCTAGTTGTTCCTGCAACTGCAAGGTAGATTGCAGTATTTCCGCTTATAAGACTATTTCTGACGTAGAAATCGCCAGTTCCTCGAATATCTCCTGTAACTTCTACTGCTGAACCAGTGTTACCGTTGATCTGTACTGGTAGTGGATCTGCTGATGATACGCGAGTCGCGGTGTCTTGATCGCCGAAAACTAGTTTGGTTATGCTAACATGAGCAGCGGTCAATCCTGTACCAGACGGTCCATAGTCCGTTGCGAATGTAGCCGTATTTCCATAGATTTCTAATGGAACATTACTTGCGGTATAGGGCATAGGTCATCTCCTGTGTATGATATATATAAAGGATTTTTGTTGAACTTTTTATAGTATGAGGTATAATTCACGCATGGTATTTACAGAACAAGAAAAGAAAAGATTTTGCAAGGCGATCGAGGATATGGTTGTTAACTCCAACATGTCCTACATTGATGCCGTTCTAGAGTGTTGTGAGAAGATGAGCCTTGAGCCAGAAACGGCAGGCAAGTTTCTCAATTCTCCCCTGAAGGAGAAGTTGTTCGTTGAGTTTCAGAACATCAATCTTTTGCCTAAGACAAAATCAAAACTTCCTATTTGACATCTAAGAATCATCTAGTATAATTATCACAGTGGTGGGGAGGTCCCACCGTTCTCAAGTGCGAGGGAGATCCTCGCGGAAAGGTAACGCATATGGGTTTTGCAGATCTAAAGAAGAACTCAAAGGGTTCACTGGAAGTCCTCCAGAAGAAGTTGGAAGAAACCAACAACAAGGACAATTACAAGGACGATCGGTTCTGGCGACCAGAACTCGATAAGTCTGGAAACGGTTATGCAGAGATTCGATTCTTGCCAGCCCCCGAGGGGGAGGATCTACCGTGGGTCAAGTTGTACTCCCACGCTTTCAAGGGACCTGGTGGTTGGTACATCGAAAACTCTCTTACTACCAAGAATCAGAAGGATCCTGTGTCGGAGATGAACAGCAATCTGTGGAATAGCGGATTGGATAGTGACAAGGACATCGCCCGCGAGCGTCGTCGCAAGTTGAACTACATCTCCAACATTTATGTGATTTCTGATCCTGCGAATCCTCAGAATGAGGGTAAGGTGTTCCTCTTCAAGTATGGTAAGAAGATCTTCGACAAGATCAACGAAGCCATGACTCCTGAGTTTCAGGATGAGGAAGCAGTCAATCCATTCAACCTCTGGACTGGTGCCAGTTTCAAGTTGAAGGTTCGCAAGGTAGCGGGATTCATCAACTACGACAAGTCTCACTTCGAGACTTCCTCGGTTCTCAACGAGAGCGATGAAGAACTCGAAAGGATTTGGAAGAGTGAGTATTCCCTTCAGGATCTCGTCGCAGACGATAAGTTCAAGTCATACGATGAACTTAAGAATCGTCTTCATCAAGTTCTTGGCGGTGACGAGCGTGCTCGATCCGTCGAAAACGAGACTGTTGAATCACAGACTGCTCCAGCAGTCACTTCAGAAGCATCAAGTGACGAGTCTGTTGAAGAAGAGAGTGCCCTGTCGTTCTTTGAACGACAACTGAATGATGATTGATAATCATTGTTCGAAAGAAAACCCCACCTTTCGGTGGGGTTTTTTTTATTATCCCATTCTTTGTCGCCACTCTGGAACACTGAAGTTTTTATTGGCGAAGAATCTTTCAAACGATTTTGATCCAGAGCCCATATCTACTCCCGACTCTGATGTGTTTGTATTTGGCTGAGTTGGTCGATTTACTGTAAAATCATTTCCACCATAAGGCGCTTCTTTACTAGGATCTGTTTGTATCTTTTGTTGGTTGTTGGTTATGTTGTTTATTGTGTTGTTTGTTTTCTTCTCAAGAGCATTCACCGCTGCTGGTAAGTTCTGATTCTTAGTAACTGTTCCTTGCATGTTTTGTGTCTGGATGTTGTTATTTGTTTGGTTTGAGATATTGTTATTGGTATTCTCCTAATTCCCTCCACCGAATCCAAAGAAGTTACTTATAGAATTGAATTTTTTCTTTATAGATCCTACAGGATCTGTTATCATTTCTTTTGCATTTGAAACGTAGGAACTTGCGGCACTCTTCATTAGTCCGTGATAAGAACTTGCTGCTGTTTTTACAAATCCAGTTGCTGATTTAACTGCTCCAGATACAGCGGTCACAGCATTGTTTGCAATTGGATTCGCCATTGACATCATTGATTTTATAGGGGAAACCATTTCAGGACCTGCTTCACCGAGAAGTCCTAGTGTTGGTTTGGTGATCATACCACCAGCCTGAAACATAGGAACAACTCCACCTTGCTTTTCTATTCTTTCAACTATCTTTGTACTATCAACTTCTCTTTCCTTTCCCGCTAAATATACTCTAGTTTTTCCCCCTGGCTGAATCATATTCTTTATAATACTCTCATAATATGAGTTACTTTGATTTTTATATGTGTTTTCTGTTGGGATAAATAACGAACTGTTCTGTGATGTTGAGTTCAAGAATGAATTGTTCTGTGATGTTGAGTTCAAGAATGAATTGTTCTGTGATGTTGAGTTCAAGAATGAATTGTTCTGTGATGTGAAAGAACTGTTCTGCGATGTTGAGTTCAAGAATGAATTTTTAACTAGTTTTTTGTTTGTTTTGTTATAGAACTTAGATGGCAATTTTCTGCTATCGACTGCTGATATTGATGTGTTATATGTCTTTGGGAAGTAATTGTTGATTGTCTTATAGTTCTTTATGAAGTTCTTGGACAGTTCTCTAATCAAATTTTCAGATAGAATGTTCTGGTTTGACTTTGTGTCTTTAGTAGGTTCTTTTTGATCCTGTACTTTTAGACTTTTCTTAGTCGCTGATGGGTTGGGTTTCTCCAACTCGGGCAGAGACAACCTAGATCCTGAAACAACATCCTTAGAGGATTTAATCCTATTTTCTAAGAGTTTTTTCTTTGACTTGTACGGTTTTTTCGATGCTTTTATTTTTTTAGTATCTTGCATTTGCTGCCTCTTCTTGGAGTCTCATATTTTCCTTCTCTACATAAGCCCTCACCTGAGTCACATATATTTCTCTTTCCCAAGGAATCATGTTTTCAAGTTCTTCTAGGCTGTATCCGTGGTAGTGAAGTAGTTGGAAACACAGTCTGAAGTAATTCCCGAGATCAATGTGACAGAGGGCTATACGAAAAAATCTTTTAATCCCTCGAACCGAATTTGCTTTTCTTCTCCGTCTTCCATGTAAGTCTTAACGGTTACTAGTTTTGGTGTATTTGAAAAGTGATCTAGAACTGATTCAAACTGTTTCTTATTCATACTTTCGATGAAATCTATTCTTTCTTGGATCGAGTAGTTTTCTGTGTTTATGGTTTCATCTTTATTTGTTATTTCGATTAGACATTTCCCCATTATTTTAAGAAAGTCTTCTGGATTGTTTTCGTCGAAGTTTTCGGTTATAAAGTCCTTTACCTTTGGATGCCTAAATTTACAACTTATATTGTTTCCTAGATCTATTTCCCTGTCCCCATATTCACCAATTACCTGAATATCTTCTGAGAGATTTATTGAAACGTCAATTTCAGAACCATCGTTTGAAATTACTCCAAAATCTATAACATTTCCGATAGACTTTGATCTTAGTTCTAATAGAAGATGTTCAAGATCTGACATGTACAGTTCATTGACATCTTCTATATTTTCGTAGCAGTTTTTTATTAGGTTGATTAAGGTTAGTATAGTTTCCTTCTTCTCCGATGTTTCTAATGTGATGAGTAATGTTTTTTCGTCTCTTACTAGAAATGGTCGAAAAGTCAAACTTTTTTTGCTCGATGGTATTTTTGTTTCATACCTCGGCAAAGAACCAATAAGCATGTCAGATAGCATTTAATAACTCCGTTATATTGATATTTGTCCGGTTGGGTTGGTGGAATATGAACCAGCAATAAATTCGTACTGTTTAAAACTAAATAAAACTGTAAATTTCAGGTGTTGATTTTTTTCTTCTGAGGAGAATGAAAAAGGGAGAATGGATTTTGGTAGAGCCTCGTAAAAAATATATTTAACGTGACCTGGTTCCCCCTTCTCGGTTCCCAGTTCTGTTAATTCTACTCTTCCGTTGAATATATTGTTTTGGTCGTTCAGGGTATCTGTGAATGGATTTACCAGTGTGTCCATCCATGTTTCTATGACACCCTGAAGTATTCCTTTTTCGTCTGCTAAAAAGGTTATAGACAGATCACCAAATTGTCTCTTGTATGGTATTTTTCTATTCACACCGTAATATGAATACTCTTTCATTATAATATTTTTTTCTGGTGTTTGGAAACCTAATACTGGTAGTACGCTGTCTGGAATTATTTGATTACCATTAGGCAAATATAACTTTGCCTCAAATCTATTGTTTCTTTGAGGAAGGAATCTTTCTACTCTCTGTACTAATTTGTCAATTGATGTCATCTTTTTTATCCGGGAAAATTTGATTTTCTGTTAATATTACAAATCTCCATCCCTTTTGTTGACAGATTCTTTTTGCAGACTCCCACTTAGCCTTATTTATTTGAAATGTTAGGCTTTCTTGCAAGAAAGACTTAGTTTTCTTTTTACCCTTTGGAGGTTCTGTTTGCTTCATGGGTTTTACCTCTATAACCAGTGTTTCAACTTCATTATTCTGGTTTCTAACCTCTGCTATGAAGTCTGGAAAATATCGGTGTATTTTGTTGTCTTTTGGTGATTTATATGGAATCGCTATCTCTTCACTACCCCAGCGAAGGACATTTTTGTTCCCATCCAAC